GAGTTAAATTAACGACCGCCATAGCGACACTTTCAACTTGATACCGCCTGAATCCATATTCTGCCAATTCTTTTAATAATTTCGCCGCTATGTAAGTACTGGCCAAATCATTGATATTTTCACCATTTCCCTTTTCCGTTTTTACAATAAGCTCGTAAAGTTTTTTATTAATTTTAATTTCGGTATTATCGGTGAAATAAATATTTAACAAATTATTATCATCCGGGTTATCAATTTTTGCTCTTATTTTTCTGGAACCCAAATAAAATTCTTGTTTATTATCGCTCATAAAAAATTAAATTAAGTTAATTAACGAATTTTTCTCCAATAGTATATTCCTTGCCATCATCGGATTCAAGAACAAATTTCCTATTGCCGTATTTCTTTCTGTCTTCCGCTGTTTTCATATTTGTTTCTTCTTTCAATGTCATGAATATATGGGTAAATCTACGGTTGAATACGACAATATCCATAATTTCTTTGGAGCCGTCCTCATAATAAACCTCAAGTTTCTGGTCTTCAATGATTTTTCTTGTTGTTGGATCAACTTCCGCTTTATTGGTAAGAAGGTCAGACCAACCGATAACGACTTTGCCATCTATAACTCTTAATTTAATTATAGTATCAGGATTTTCATCATTCATCCGGTCATAATTCGCCAAGCGTGATTTGTTTCCTGTTTTCTCAAGACGGTCAATGCGTTTTATCAATGCGTCCAAAGTAGATTTTTCTATTTCTACAGTTTCAGACTTTTTATTTTTATTTGATTCAGATGATGCATTTTTGTTAGAATCGGTTGAATCAACTAATTCCATTTCTAATAAATTGTTTGACATATAGTTTTATTTATTTACTCTTTTAAAATCCTCTTCGGTTAATCCGAAAGCGGACATGCCGAATGATTTTACATCCGACTTAATATCGTCTTTTCCTGTTGGCCTTGGCCCCCCCCCTCCTCCGCTGTTTATAGCCATTTTAAATAAATCAACTCCTTTGCTCGGAAATACTTTATCTACGGCTAATTTCATATTCTCTTCAAAACTACCGCCAAGCGAATCAAGTTTATCAAAAACTCTTTCAACTTCTTTAGCATCATCTTTATTAAATTTTGAAAGAACTTCAGACTTTTTGAATTCTTTTGTTTTTTTCTCAAAAGTTTCTTCGGCTGTTTTTACTATATCATCTTTTGATAATGATTGATTTTTTTCTACAATATTTCCCTGATCATCAACCTCTACTCCCTTTTCTTTTGCGATTGCTTTTAAAGCATTAATTTTTTTTCTTGCTTCCTGCCAATTAGGATTAGCGGATTCCTTCAATTCACCAAGTTTTCCTTCAATAGTTTCTCCTTCCTGCAATCCTAATGTTTCTTTTATTTTATTAAATTGCTCGGAAAGTTGCGAATTTGCTTCTTTCTCCACTTGCAGGTCTTTTAATTCCTGCTCTGTTGGGACTTCTCTAGTAGAGCCGTCCTCCAGAGTGATTGTTTCTGGCATTTGTTTGGGTTCCCTTACCCCGCTGCGTCTTGCAAGCCCGCAGGTATGGCTGTGGGAATAAATTATTAATTATATACTACTATTAAGATTTTTCTTAGTAGGTTCTCTATTCGTTCCTATTTCTTCCAATCTTTCTTTAAAAACTTCAAAACCGTTTATCGTCATCCGTAAATCTCTTACTGTTTCAAAATTATTGCTTTGATACGCTATTTCTTTAACCAAATCAGATATAAAATATTTGCCCTCATTCTTAAATACTTCATTGCTTAATAAACTCTTAGCCATTTCCGCGTATCCGTTTCTCTCCGCCGGCTTTAATTCCCGATAATCATACCAGCTAATATCTTTTCCCAAAACTTTTTCAACAGTATATTTAGGATTTCCAATCATGCCTATTAATTCATTGACTTTTTCCTTTAATCTTTTTATTTCATCCCGATAAGCATTCAATTCATTTGCTTTTATTATCTTAAACATAATTATTGAATATTATTTTCCATCCTATTAAGCGATGGCCGCTGTGTCATTCGCCGTCCTGATTCCGTCATCTGCGAACCCATTTCGCTTCTTTCAAAATCTTCAATCTCTTTCAATAAATCTTCACCCTCGTTAGCAGGTTCCGCGGATTGTTCCATACCCATAATATTCTGCGGCGCCTCTTTTTGAAATAAATCCTTTGATTGCCAAGCGTTTTGCATATCATCAGCCATCTTCTCCCAATTAACCCGCTTTTGTCCTTCTGATGCCTGCTGTATGCCTACTGCCTGCGTTAATTTATCTTTAAACAAAACCTTTTCAAGCTGTGAGCCATCCCTTGGCATAGGATTGACAATTACTTTCCAAAATAAGGGGATAGATTTTAACAGTTTTACATTAATCGCCCTTATTCTAATAGGTCTTCCAAGCATTTCTTCTTTTTGTTCATAGGCATAAATATTCTCCTGTTCTTCTTGCGTCAACGGCTTATCAACGAACTGCACTATCTTTTTGCCCTTTTTGCCATTCTCAAAAAAAACATTATTAATCGTGAATTTATTATAAATATTTTGTAATTCTTTTGTTAAAGCATCTTCTTTCCTTTTTACCGGTTCTATAAAATTCTCAAGCAAATTATAAATACGCAAATATGTCATATCCCTCTTTGCCCTTGAATAAGCGGCAACTATCAATCCCAAATTCTTAATAGAATTAATCTGTAATTGCTGAACTTCGGTAGCAGTCTGTTCGCCTCCGGCCGATATTCCCTGCTGTAATGATCCAGCGCCTATGAATTCCTCTGTCTTCTTTTCTATCAAATCATACATGTTGTATTCAGATTGGGTAACGCCATCATGATTAGTAAGTATGGAAAAATCATCCTTGCCGACTCCTTGCGTTACCGCTCCGGCCGCCCAAATATCTTTGGAATAAATCTTTCCTTTCTTTGTTCCCAAAGGCGGTTCAACCGCCTGTCTGAATTTTCTAATAAGCAATCTTATGGTTTCATCCTTAAAGCCCTGTAAAAATTTGGCGCTCGCCACCGGCTGTTTGCCATAAGCGAAATCGGTATCCATCGGTTTTATCACTACCATTTCCATATTATATCTCCTATCGGGCGTAATATTCCAAGGGCATCTTGACGGTTTAGCCATCATCGGAACACCATTGATTATAATATCATATTCATCGGTAATAGGATTAATAATATGCAATTCCTCAACCTCATTATCAGAAAGATTATTAACGCGATAACCAAACGGATTGTCAGAACTTCCCGACCATCCGCCCGGTTTAATATATTGCCATCTTTCCCATTCGCCATAAATCGTTTCAGCAACAGCGTATGATCTTCTTGTGTAAAGAACTATATAAGGCTGGGTTTGAAAAAGCCTTGCCGGTATATTAATATCTCCCAAATATACGCGCAATCCTGAAATAATATGCTTTTCTGCCCTCTTAATCGTATTATAATAATATTTCTGCTCAACGCATTTCTCCTGAATAAATACCGCTCTTTGCGTAAGCAATTCTTTTAAAAATTCTATATAAAAATCATCATCTTTCTCAATCTCATTGGTTCGCCTGACCACATCAATCATATCCTGTCCAAGATTCCTGATTTCATTATCATCAATATCATATACCGTTCCCTCCGGCTGTAAATTCATCGCCAATAGCTCATTCATCAATACCTCAACTTTCTTTTCAATCGTCCCGGTATTAACCCTCACCTCGTCATCATTGTTCTTCTGCGGCAGATAAGCGTTCGCGGCATCCTTGTTCATGAAATAATCCTGTTCATAAGTCATGTCGTCAAATTCTCTTCGCGGTTCATTCCTCTGCCGTTTGGCGGAATCTATCTTTTTAATATTAGACAATAATCTTTTCGCCTGCTCATCGTCCAATTTTAAAAATTCAGATTTCTTTTCGGTAATTTCCTCATCCTGTTTTACATTATCCGATTTTTTTTTTTCTTCAAAATAATTCATATTATATCGGCGCGAATGGATCACTTGCCTTTTTAATAATTGTTTTCCTGTAATTTGATAATCCGCCCTGCTCTCTCTGTGATTTTGTTAAAGTTTTTATAGCCACTCGCTCACCGCCGTCATCATCCGTAAATGTAAGAGCCAAAGCATCGGCGCTATTGGGAGATTTATGCCCTTTTTGTTTCATCCTTCTCTTTGACATTATCTGTATCCGCGACCGTTCATTCCTGCGAAATCTTACGGTAGGAAGTTCATCCTGCCATACCTTATCCCTAACCAACTCTCCTCCCGAACGAAGCCACTTCTTTGTTCTTGTATATATTAAAGCGCTTTTATTCAAATATAATTCCTTCTCCTCATCCGTTTCGCATTGATCCCCGACATTCACGGCATTTATATTCTTGCCGTCCTTGGCCAGTTCCACGGCCGTCTTAGCGCCCTCCCCGAAAGAATCTATAAAAATATTATAATCATGAACGCCATGCAAAGCCATTAATGTTCTCGTCTTATTGGCAATACTCGCCGGCGTTGATGTCCTCTCCGTAGCAACCTTTTTAGCCTTGAAAGAATCCCTAATCACCCATTGCGTAGTATCCACGCCCTCCCCCGCCGGGTCTATGCCCATAATCGGTTCTCCTATCCAAATAGAATCATTAATGCTTCTTGGCTCGTCAATCTCTTTTATGTCATCCTTTGCCAATAGGGGAGTATAACCTTCATCATCAACCGCCTCCGCATTCGGAAATTCACCCAATACGCGAATTCTATAATCATCAGATCCCTCATTATATTTCGTCTTTATTCTCCTGACATAATCCTCCGTAGTCCTTGGGCAATCAATCGAAGAAAATTTAAAACATTCCCAATCGTATTTATCGTCATTATGGCTGTCAAAAAAATAACCGGAAATCCTTGTCGGGTTTGAAGTCATTATCATCAACGTATTCTTTTCAGTCAAAACTCCTTCAGCGGTAACGAATATTTCTTCAGGAACTCCACTCGCTTCGTCAATTACCAAAAAAACATATTTGCCATGTATGCCGGCTAATGCTTCCGGCGACTCCTTTCTTGCCGTCTTAGCGCGGGCAAACCATGTCTTAGGACTAGCTTTAACTCTGATATATGACGATTCATGCTCAAATAAATTATTGACTACTTTTGGCAATTTATTTAACTGCTTCTTGACTTCTTTCCATAAAGCGTCATACATCTGTGTCTGCGATGGAGCTGTAACAGGAATTTGAGCTTCAAAATGGCAAAAAAGATACCAAATCACCAGCCATGCCAAGGTAGTAGTTTTCCCGATGCCATGTCCGGAACGAACTGAAATTCTCCTTTTTCCTTTTTCCTGAACGGCATTTTCAACAGCTTTCAAAATTAAAAATTGCTGCCAAGTAAAATGCTTATCTTCAATAAAAGGTTCAAAAAAATCAGCAGTAATTTCATTATATCGTCCATCCTCAAAATAAATTTCAAATCTGTTTTTATATTCTTTTTTTAAAGGTTGTGATTTTAATTTCCAAAAAAATTCTATGAATTTAATAGGGGATTTTTTGAATTCTTCAACTGTTTCTTTCGCTAAATCTAATTTGTGTTTTTTATATCTATGAGTCATAGGACATGGCAATCCTTTTCCATACCATTAGCCGGATTGACCGGCTTAGAAAATAATATGTTTTTCCCCTAATGGATTAAGTTTTGTGTTAATCCGGCTAATATTATGAAATTTTTTTTGGAAATTTTTTTGGAAATTTTTTTGGAAATTTTGTATAAATTTTGTATAAATTTTGGTGGGACGAAATATGTTTTCCGAAGTGGCGCAAGGGGGGACGCTCGCCCCTAAAAAATTAATATGGGTATAATAATCATTACACTCTATTATGATAATTTTAAGCTAATATTAGCATAATAAAAAACGATAAACGCTATGCGCCATCGTTTTCTTCCTCATTTTCATTTTTTGTTTTGTTTTTGTGGGCTAATATATCAATAAGCGATAATTCGCCGGTGATTTCCTGCTTGATTGTTTGCTTGTCCTCCCATCCATGATTAACTTTTAAATTAAAAATCTTGCCAATTTGGCCCGAACTTGATCTCGCAAGGTCTTGACATGCCCAATGTTCGCATTTATCTTTAATTCTTTTTATTGTGTCGGATAAATCATCGCGTTTATGCTCCCATTCAATCAAAGTTGACCTACTTGTATCAAGCGCCAAAGCTACCCCTGTAATAAGATACGGATCACCCTTTTCATCGCAATCCTTGAAATATTTTTGCGCCAAGTCCCAAATTACATTTGCGTCTGTATATTTTAATG